GTCTTCCTGCTTTTCGAAGGGCTCATAAATAGCACCTTCTACGCTTTGGCCGCCTGCTACCATCACTCTGCCTCGTTTCCCGTCGCCTGTATGATGTTGCACAATTTTTTTAGCAAGCTTGTCAGCTTCTTCCTGGTCCGTCACCCCTGGGAGGAACAGCATCCCTCCTGTAACCATGTTATTGTCAAACTGGTCGAGGTTGAAGCGAACGTCCTTGTATTCGCAGAGTGCGTGCGGCAGACCCGAAACATTCGAAGGAAGTCCGTAATGATCGTAGCCCTCCACTTCATTCTTGATGTGAATGACCAGGGCTTCATCACCGTTACTGTCTTTTCCCCATTCACGAAAGATCTTGTCTTTGGTGTAAAGCGGCAGCTCCTCGTATCTGTCTTTGCGAAGGGAAGTAATCCCCTCACGACGGAAATCCTCAGAGATGGCAACGGCGATCGGGTCGTCGTTATCGTCATTGGTGAGCAGACGCACGTCGCGCATGTTCAGCTTGATCAGCTTCAGGTACTTGCCCGAAGCGATCTTTATCCGGATCACCTTGATGAAGGTGTTTCCCATGGTGAAATGACCGTCGAAGCTTTTGCGCAGCACTTTATCCAGCGACTCGCCTTTCCGATTCAGGGACTTGGCCCATTCATCGAAGGCTTTGTCTGCTTTCGCTTCATCCGTATAGTACCAGCCAGAACCGATGCAGTAATTAACCTTCGAGGCCACACACTGGTTTGTCGTCTTGCTGATCATCCGAGCCTCCAGCAGCGTCTGCGGGAAATTGTCATTCGGATTCAGGAAGGGGATGTAGCGCGAGCCCTTACGGGTTACATTCCAGGATCCGTTGAACTCAAGCGGGATCGGAGTCTTCGGATCAATGCTCACCACATTGGATACAACCGCACGAGCGCCAGTTGATGGGGCGCTCGCTGGTGCTGCAGTAGCAGCCGATTGTGGTATGTTGGTGGCTTTAGCCATCAGATTTTTGAGAAGACTTTACAGCGGGGTTTTTTGCCAGAAATGCGTCGCCTTTTGCGTCGAGCAGATCTTTGTCGGAAGGAAGCGCTTCGAAATACTTAGCGTATTTAGGATTCGCCCTCACCTTGCCGGCGAGGAATTGGAGATCTTCCTGCGAACGCTTTCCGAGCGGAATGCCGCTATTGCGGAAGCCGATTATAACATCAGCGAATTCCGGTTTAATCTTAAGATCCATTTTGCTGGAATTAATTCAGTGAGTGAGAGGATTACCTGGCTTACGGGGCCGGCTCGAGCGCTTCAATCGCGCTGGCACCGCCGACGAATTCATTCATCGCGCGGCTGTAGCTGCCTTTCAGCAGGAGGATGGCGCCGTTGAATTCAGTGAACGTCTTGCCGGAATCCAGCGTAGTACCGTCCATCTTCATGATCCAGCGCGGGATCAAATCGCCGTTTACGTAGCGCTCACCAAGCACGAAGATTTTTCCGTCGTTCATTTCCACGACCAGCCCTAGACCGCAGCAACAGGCGGCCGCAGCAATCTGATTCAGGAAGTCTGTCAGTTCCTGGCTGAGCTGAGGGAGTTGGAAGGACAGTTCGAAGTCAAACGAGTTTGAGCAGCCGACTACCTTCTGCGTAGCCTTCAGGCTGGCCTCGTCGATCTGGAAGCTTACCGGGAACATAGCAGCGGCTGGAGCCGTAGCACCTGTGCGCAGATCTACTGTGTCGTAGCTGTTCGCCACTGCCGGAGTCGTCACTGTTGTCCAGTCGAAGTCAGCAGGATCGAACATCCAGAGGCGCGAAACACCACCTGTAGTGGGATTACACGGCCGCAGGTATTTTTTAAGCGTTACGCAAAGCATTGTGCTTGAATTTTCTTGTTGAGAGTTGGGCTAGCCCGTCTATTGCGTGTCGGTTCAGGTGACTTAGAAAGTGGTTCCGACTACCATGTTCTGAGGAGCGATCAGCTCAGTACCTCCGGTCAGGTACATCTTGTAGCGCCATACTTCGTCGTCGTCGCTCCACCATACGCGCAGCGCCTGATTCAGGTTAGGTCCACCACCATAAGAAGAATCGGTACCGAAAACGAAGTTTCCGCGCAGCGTAAGCACTGCAGCATGCGCCTGTGTGCCGCTGTTCAGGGCCTTCAGCACGCTATCCCAGATGGGCTCAACGAAGATTGGAATGCCTTCATAGGAGAGCGTTGGGATGCCGTCCTTGATGTATTGAACGCCGCAGCAGCTGCCGTTACCGACGCTGATCAGGTAGCGCTCGTACGCCTTAGCCAGCTTTTTGTTGACGTAAAAAGCCTTGGTCGTGTCGTCTTCAGTGTCGAGAATCTCATCCTGACGATCGTACATGTCCTGAAGCAGTGCGTAGGCGTCTGCAGGATTGATGTCGCCTGCAGGAATTTCAACGTGCTGGCTCGAAGGAATGCGGCCGGAAGTGATGTATTGCGCGATCTTAGTGAAGATCCCGTCGAACGCATTCCAGGAATAGCGGTTCTGTGTGTCGCCCAGGCGCGTGATGTCGCCGAAATAGCTGTTTACTGCCAGATCCAGGTAGAGGATCTTTTTGAAGTAAGCCAGGATCATCTCGCGGAACTTGGGATTCATCGCACGGAAATCCTTCAGGCAGCCCTGATAGAATTCTTCCTGGCAATCTTCAACGGCTCCGTACAATTCGGTGATTGTGATCTTCCGAGCTCCGGATGTAGCGACGTTGCTCCAGTCTGTCTTACAAGAGGCGTCCTTACGCTTCAGGATGTTGCCCTTGCCGAAGAGTTCAATCAGCGGAGTGCCGTGCGCCAGACTGACGTTGTCCATCACCTGGAATTCGCCCAGGATCCCGTTATAAGCTCCCGAGAACGTTGGCAGGATGTCCGCGAACATCGGCTGAATCAACAGCTGGAAGAAAGCGTTGTTCTGGACAATCATTGGCTTTATCATCGTAAAAAGTGTGTTAGCGTTGTGTAATGAGTTTTGGCCGGGCGCTTAGGAAACTTCAATTCCAGGTGAAGGCTCCTGATCCACGAAGCCGAGCGTTCCGGCGCCAGTGGTGGTGGCCGAAATGCCGTATCCGCCCAGATCGGCGGTGCAACGTGCAATCGTGGACACGGTGGCGAGGATGTTGAAGCCTTGCGGACCCAGCACGAAACCGCCCGTAGAGAGGTCGAACGTTGTATTTCCGGCCGCCACAGCGATTCTGCCTTCCTTCACATGGCCTTGACCATCGCTCACCTTGATGATAACAGCCCCCATTCCGTCGCCGGAGGGAAATGTGCTTCCATCAGTAACGGTGAGAACTGAGGTGCCAGAATTGAACGACCAGTTCACATGCCCGATGAATCCTGAACAGTCGCAGTTTCCGCAGATCGCTTGAAAACCGTCGTTTGCTATTGGCGTCATTTTGAAAAAATTGTCGAGTGATTGATTTGATGCGATCGGGAGGATTTACTCGTCTTCGCCCCAGGTGATGCCTGGGTGATCGGCGATGCTCGGCTCGCTGTTGTTCGCAGCAGGCTTGCCAGCGCCAGCGGTACGGTTCGCGATCGCCTTTTTGGTTTCTTCCAGCTCGTTGGAGAGCTTATTCAGATCTTCAGCTGAAGCGGCATTCTTGACAGCGTCAGTGATGGCGGTGGTGATGTTTTCCGGAAGCGTTTCAAATGCCTTCGACATGCTGTTTGAAACGGCATCGTCCACCATCTTCTGGATGCGCTCAGCATCGGGAACCGTTTCCTTCAGAGCATTCGTAATGCCGGTTGAAAACTCGTTCAGCGCATCGCTGGCGCCTTCTTTTTCGTTTGAAATGCCCAGCTTGGCGATCAGGTTATTGAAACCGGAATTGATCGCTTCGGTGATCTTAGAGAAATCCATCTCGAAAGAATTTTTGATTGAACTGTTGTAAGCATTCAGCACGGCTGTGTTTCGAAACAGCCACTGCTCGGGCTTGATGGAGTTGGTGGCCGCTACTTCAGCGGACACGTTCTTAATGAAACCGTTTTCCTTCGCTTGGTCCGCTGTCATCCAGGTTTCCGCGCTCATCATGTCCTCGATATTCTTCTTCGGTTGACCTGTGCAATTCGCGTAGAAGTCGCGCACCCGGTCATTGAACTGACGAAGTGTGCGCGCCTGGCTTTCGACTTGCTCTACATCGCCCCAGGCAAAGCCGGACACGTTGTGGATCATGAGCCAGCTATTCGAAGTCATCGTAGCACTTCGGCTGGCCATTAGGATGTAAGTCGCCGCACTGGCCACAATGCCGGTACCGGTCATGTTGACCGTAACACCTTTGTCCTGAAGATTGGTGAGAAAATCATGGATGGCCATCGCTTCGGTGACCATACCGCCGGGACTGTTGATGGTCCCGTTGATGATTGTAGCGCCGCCTTTCACCGCAGCGTTTACCTGATCCCTGAATGATTTGAAAGACACTGTCGTGTCGTCACCGAACCAGTCCTGGATGAATTGCTGTGTACCCGCGTCGACGATTTCACCGTCGATAAAGATTTCGAGGGATGTACCCGATGTATTTCTTACTGCATAGTTGAAAATCGGTAAGCGGTTCATGTTGTAGAACCACAAAGCTGAATAATAAGTAAGCTATTTGATTACTTATCGATTCGAAACAGTACGCTGTTCCGATACGCATTTGTTTAGTGTGCGTTGGACTGTGCTCTTGGACATACCCATGATATTGGAGATCTGGCCGTAGGTTTTGCCTTCCAATCGAAGCATGCAGACGGTCGCCCGTTTTATGTCGATGCCTGGCAGCGTGCAGAAGCTTGTCCAGTTGCTCAGGGCATAGTCCTGAATGCGCTTATCGATCGGTTCGAAACTCATAGGGTGCCTACGTTTACGGCTTTTGAAGTGCGGTCCTGGCTTTTGGTGACCGCGTTGGGGTTGAGGACGACGGGTTTGGTGGATTCCGCGCTAATAGAGGCGTATAGCCCGGCAATCATGCCTTCTAATCGATCAAATTTCTCACTGTAATCTGGTGCTGATGCGATAGGTCGCATGATTTGCGAAGTGAAAACAGGAGGCTGCACCTGCGATCCGAAATAGCCGCCTTCAGCAAAGCCTGGGACGCCCAGCGCACGGAAGAAAGCAGGGCCTCCAGCCATGCGCTGATGATGTTCATTCAGAATCACCTCACCGGTCCTGACAGTGGCCAATACATTGTCACCATTCGATTGCGCTGGAATATTGGGACGGACAGACACGCGTCCGGAACCAACCAGGCGTTGCGGCATTACTAGTCCGCTTTTTGCGAACTGTTGCTTTTCGAGAATAGCGAGTTGTGCTGCGTACTGCAGAGCGACTACTGCCTCGTTTTCTAGCAAACTGAGGAGATAAGCGGGACCGGTACCCGTCGCGGCGGCTGCAGCCTTGCCCGCTGCGATCACGAAATCTATCGCAAGTTGCTTTTCGGCCATCTTCTTATGTTCTTCGAAGGCCTTGCGCTCCAGATCCTCCTGCTTTTTTGCAAACTGTAATTCGATGGCTGCCTTTTCCTCAGCGGTTTGGGCCTGATCCAATCGCTTTTGTTTCTCGATATCGAGCGCCTTTTCCTGGCTCTGGAGTGTTTTTTCGATTTTTCGATCTTCTTCCTGAGCAAAGCCGTCGGCAATCGTCCTGGCCGCATCGAGCGCGGCGTTTTCCAGATCCTTATAGAATTTCTTCCAGTCGGCTGTAGTCAACTGGGCATTGTTCAGCGCCCTGGTATTCGCTGATTGAATCTCTGCATTAACCCTTTCGAGTGCCTTTTTGAGCGAATCAAGGCCATATTGCGGACCTTGATAGGCAGCTATTTGCGCCTCAAGATATTTCTTGATCAAATTCAGCTCATAAACCTGAGCGTCCGCGGCGATCTGCTTTTCCTTATCCTTGAATTGCTTGAAAGTGATTTGCCCCTTCTGGTATGCGTCCCGGTTTGCCGCATTTTCGTCGGCCGCATGCTGAACCGCTTGAGCCTTCAAGTCATCCAGTGATTTCAACCGGACCTTAATATCAGAGTCGACGATTCCCTGGAGATCCGCCACTCCGCGTCGATGAATAGTTGCAAGAGCAGCCTGATAGGCTTGCTCAGCGGCCTCTAGCTTGATGTTTGCCGCAGCCTTTTGAGCGATCAGTGAATTCGTTTCTTCCTGCGTCCTCTTTTGGGTCTGATCATTCAGCAGCTTATCAACAGCAGCCAGCTCGGCTTTTGCATTAGCGACCTCTTTATCTCTGGTCGTTTCAGCCTGTAAGGCGCGGGCAGTCTGGTAATTCTGATAAGCTTGGAGCCTTACCTGAAGAGATTCCTGTTCGTTCTGGTAGATCTCCTGATCCGATTGAGCAAATTGTTCTACCGTCTGCTGCTGCAGATTGGCGATGGCGTCGTTAAGCTCTTTCGCGCCTTTGAATTCGGCCTTTATCGCTGCAGTAGCTGATACGGTTGGAGGTGGCTTTTCTCCACCTCCTAACAAATCGCTGGCTGTTTTTATGGCCTCCTTCGCTGAATTCAAATATTCTTTTTGCTCTTTCTCCGCCTCTTTTCTTAGAGTTGTTATTTTGTTTAGGTTATTCAAAGCCTCTTGCACCTTTGCTGCTAAGGCTGCTTGTTCGCTGGTATCTGAGCCAAATTCACTCTCCGCAAATCCACCCTTACCGGTACCGCCCGCTTTTGCTGCATCGAGTCTCGCCTTAGCGAGTGCATCTGTCGCAGCTTTTTCCTGTTTCCTTAGATTGATTACATTGACGGTAGCTGTGCCATATTTATCCTCTAAAGCTTTCGCTGCAGCGTTGGCAAGGAGGGCGTCTGTTATTTCATCAATGCTTTTTGCGGCTTTGCCCGCCAAAATGGCCTCCTGAGAATAATTACCAAGAATAGTCGGATAAAGCTTAATCATTTCATTGGCAGCTTCTTTTCTCTTTGTTTCACTTGCTGTCAAGTCGGTCACGACCGAATTAAGGATCTGCAATCTGGCTATGCGTTCCCCGGCTGCTTGGTTTGCATTATCATCTATGGATTGAAGCGATTGCTTGTAATTATCCATAGCCCTTTGCGCTTGCTTCGTAACGGTTTGAACATTCGCAATCTTGTCGTAGAGTTTCTGAAATCCTTCAAAGAGCAGACTGAATATGCCGGCAATGCCAAGTCCTGGAATAATGTAAGCCAACTGGCGCAACGCGCCGAATGATTTAGTGGCCGCCACACCTATGCCGGCAATGCCCGAAGAGGCGGCGGCCGTCGCAGCGACATTGGCTTCGGCGGACGCCGCCGTTGCCTTGGTGGCTGCGGCAACTTCAGCCATGCTGACGGTTAATTGTTGGGCTCGCGCACTTAATTGCTGAAATTCGGCGCTATCCTTCTGCCCTGCGACGAAAAGCTTTTCCATTTCCAGGCGCACAGCCTGCAGCTCAGCCCTGAGATTGGGATAATTACCAATGTTGATCTTCTGCTGCTGATAGGCGTCGACGTTCTTTTTGATGAACGCATTATTCGCATCGATCGTGGCATTCAACACCTGCAACCGTTCAATGCCTTCCTGAGTCGAAAGATTCAGACTATTACGTTCGGTGGTCAGTTGCTTGACTGCGGCTCGCGCCTCTTGAATACTACCAACGGTGCTAAGCTCCGTCTCCGCCTGCAAGTTTAATTCTTTGGTCGTAGCACTGATCTCCTGCTTAAGCAGCGCTTGCTGCTCCATCAGGCTCGCACCCTGCACTCTCATTTCCTCTTCGCTAATAGCTCCAGCCGCTTCCGCTGCTTCCAGCTGCTTCATACTAGCAACCGTAGCATCCATTTCCTTACGCAACAGCAGCAGACGTTCAGACGCAGCCACAAAACGTTGCTCTTGAGCTACTGAAGCTGCAGCACCCTCCTGGAGAGTGGAATTATAAAACTCCTGAGCTTGCTGCGCCTGGTTTACAAGAGCAATTGTTTCTGCTGCCTCCGCGTCAAGCGCGTCTTGAGCTTCTTTGTGCGTCAGTATCGCTGCAGCGGCCTCTTGCTCGAATTTTCGGCCAGCCTCGACCGCTGCGGAATATTCCTTTTGAGCCTCCAAAGCCGTCCGCATTGTCCCATCAAGTTCATTATAAGACATTTTGAGAAGACCGGTACTTTCGGCGGCTTCTTGAGACATCGCTTTTGCTGCATTTAACTCAGCGTTTAATTCCTTGCTCCTTCTCGTTGTATTGGCGAGCTGAACTTCCTGATTTTTCAGAGCTGCTGTCGTTTTCGCCATCTGCTCTGGATTCCCGCCTGCTTTGGCGAGTTCAGCTTTCAGGTCGATAACTGACTTCTTCAGGTTCGCAACACTTTTGTTGACGGAATCGAATTCTTTTAAGAGCTGGTCGGTACCCAGGCTCTTCAGTTCGTAAATCTGTGTGATCTGGTTCGTTGCCATTATGCAGGAAGGTCTGAAATGAGGATAAGTGCTCGGGAATACTTCATATCGAATGTTGATGTGGTAGGCGTTCCCGTGGTGACGGAAGTTTGAGATGGGAAGCAGCTATCACCGTCCACCTGCATCACTGGATGGTATTTCCAGAGAGTGACTTTTGTGGATTCATCCGTGAGCGGTTTGTAGCCATCAATCGCGTACAGATAATAAATGCTATTGCCGACGATAATCCCTTCCCGGTGAGGCCGGTTGGCAATGTCCTTCAAATTGAACCGCATCCAGGTGGTGTAACGCTTGCCGTGGCGCATGATCGCCAGACGCTGCAGGAAGAATCGGCGCAACAAACCCAGGCCAATTAGATTGGTAGTCCCGGTCACCGCTGGAAAAGATTGATCCGAATACGTCAGGATAGGATCCTGCTCGCCGCCTGTTCGATAGTTGACGGCGAATAGAAAAGGAAGCGAAGTCATATTCGAGACGGCGCCCGGAGTAATAGGATCCGGTTGCCATAACCAGCCGCCGGCGCCGGTCACATTGCCCTTGTAGTATGCGAGCTTGGGCTGAAAAACGCTTTCTGTCTCACTCGTAGTGGAAGTCTCCGAAATGTTTTCCGGAATGAGCGCTATCAATTGCGGTGATCCATCACTCGTAACTCCTCCCCATTTCGCCATGAAGACATGTACTACGGGCGAGAAAAACCGATTTGTGTACTCCTTGATCCCTGATTTAAATCTTTCCGGAAAAAGATATCTGCTATCTCCCGCCTTGAAATTGAAACGCTTGTTGATGATCTGCAGGCCGCCGTCGTTGCCATCCTCTTTGAACTTAAAATCAAATTCACGCTCGTTGTCGGCGTACAATTCGACTGTGCTCTCCTGACTCAGATCCTGCTTGTCAGTCCATAGAACTCGTTCAGATTTGAAATATCCAGGCCGAACGCTCGTTTGAGTGATGTAGTCATGCGTAGGCTCGATGGTTACGACCTTTTCCGTCGTATCAGTCGTCATCGACAAATTGTAGAAGTCGATCAATCCACGCAGCATGTCCAGGAACTTATAGTTCTTTAAAACCACGTATTGCTTGAAGTTGATGACTGAGCCAAGCGTAATCTTGACATACGTGTTCCTAAGGTAGCTCGGGGCAAACGAGCTAGTTCCTGGATACTGCATGCCGACCGTCCAGTTACCGGTACCAGTGAGCGATGTATCAATGCGCATCCGTGCTGTTACGATATCGCCAGGGCTTAACACCAACTCTTTTACTCCTGTGGCGATTCCTTCATGCGGCGTATTCCCCGTAAATCGATGCAGCAGATCCTGCGAAATCATTGTTGTAATTCCGGTGCTGGCCTTGAATACATACCACTGCACGGTGAAGTCGATTGTATTGCTACTGCCGGCAGGCACTCCGAAGAAATAATAAACCGAAAGCTCAAACCCCATAGCAACAGTGCCTAGGATGGAGCTGGTAGGATAGTAATAATTCAAATCACTCTTGCTGGGAAAGAGTGTCATGCCGGGGCCTTTGAAAAGACCCGGGGTGTTTTCAAAGCCTCCGTGTGCGGCATCATTGCCGGTCCACTTCAGCGGTTGAGCAGGCGTTAGTCCGCTATTGGGCGAGACGTCTTGGTGATAACCATTGGTTACGCCCAAAGATGTTTCGCCCTGTGTGCACATGGCCTTGAACATGTATGGGAACGCCACGCCATCACTGAAAAACAGAAAGCTTCCCCATGTCCACGGCATTACCTGGCGCCTGAAATAAACGCTGTCCAGAAATTGCGAATTGAGCCGGTACCCCAGGCTCTTGAAGGCACGATATACAATCCAGTAAACAGAAATCGCCGGTTTTAGATCCTGAGGAGTAACCACTACATCCGTGATGGCTCCCTGCGTCTGAAATGGCTGCCTATAACGCACGGGCGCATAGACAAAATCACTTGATTCTACCAGTCCGCTGTAGTTCCAGCTGTTCTGAATGTTCGTCGCGTTGAAGACGTGCGTCGCCGGATTCAGGAAATCGTACAGGGTCGCTTCCTTCAGATCGATTACCCAGTCGGAATTATCGCCGTAGCAATTGATCACGATCTTTTCCGGCCGGTCGGTGTGCGTCGCTTCCTTCAGGAACGCTTTGCCGGTCAGGATCTCAATTCCGTTCGCCTCAATGCGGCAAGGCATATGCGAGACAAAGAATTCACTCGCTGTCAGATCTTCAACGCCCGGATTGTGCGGTGAATTGAAGGATTGGCTATTGTCCTGAGTGGCGGGAATCGTCAGGTCAAATGCTGAGCTGCCCTGCTTCTGTTCGAAGTTGTCAGGATCCTCGAGCGCATAGTTCAACGTGATCGGCAGCTCTGCCGATTGCTCAACCTGAACGTCGCGATTCCCGACTCGTATTTTCAGATAATTCGTCTGCGGCATGGCTTATCCTCTTTGGCGAATGTTTTCGTTCGATGGCACGTAAGCAACATCGAGCTGATAGGTGAAGCGATCGTCGACCTTCCGAATGGCAAAATCTCCGTCGGTGATGATGATCGGAATCAGATCCGGCAGATTGCCGTCGCCCTGTGAGATCGTTTCCAGATATGCGCGCGGCGAGTCCAGCAGTTCCTTCAGCCAGGGCTGCTCTGTCTCTTCATACTCAGCTGTGCTGAGCGTCACTTTCTCGTTGCTGACGATATTCAGGCGCTGATGCCCGAAGTCACGGCGCTGCATGCCAGAAAGCGGTAGGCTCTTTTGATAAGCTGCGCTCTTGATCGATAGCACTTCCTGACGCTGGCAGAAATTCACAGAATCGAAGCCGCCTGCGTTATTCAGGAAATGAATTCGTCCGCCATCCGGGCAACAGCCCCCTACAGTAATCCATCCGCTGGACCATACGATTGCTGAGCCGTCCGTCAGCTCCAGCCTGTAGCTAACAGCGCGTGATAATCCCGCCGGCGGACTCACGAACATGGTTTTGATATTCCGCAGGCCTGTGGGGATGTTGTAGATAGATGGAGCACTCGCAATGTTCAAGGCGCCGGTGGTTCCTACAGCTGCAGATCCGGTCGTTCCGTCTGCTTCTACCCAATACACGTCGAAATTGAGCGTGATCGATCCATTGCCGCCGTGCACACCGTTGTAAGGGATCAACACAGGGAAGTGATCGCACTGGTTGAGGCAATTGAGGTATGCGCCGTTCACTGGTCGGTGCGACAGCGGCAGTATCTCCATGGTTGCAAACGGATCTACATCCGGATGCTTGTAGAGCTGTAGATGATCATGCAGGTTATTATAGTCTTCGTGCTGCAGCGTAGCATTGGCGGCAACGAAATTGTTGCTTTGAACGCCCCCGCCGGATGTTGGCGCAGTATCGAAATTGCCTTGAATCGGAGCCGGCCCATCCGGAATAATAAACCCATTCGTGTTTACTGATGATCCGCGTGCCTTGGCGAAAAAAGTGCTAATCGCTGCCGGTGCCGTTTCTGCTGCAGGGAGCGAAAGTGTGGGCGGTTCTGATCGTAGATACTCTTGAAAAACATCTTGCAGATCGAACGTCCAGATTTTTCGGGTATAGGTGCCGGTGCCGAAGAACGAACCATTGCGGGACGATGTGGAGCTGAGCGACTTGTAATAGGTGCCGTTGATGTAGACATCCATGTAGACAATCGGGATGGCGACAACAGTTCCGAATTCGGGTGTGCCGTCGCGCACTTCCAGCACGATCGGCCTATAGGCTGCGTACAGTGTGCCGGTGGCGGGCTGGTTGTAATACAGGAGTGCCATCTGTCAGATCGTTTCGCTTTTTGTCTTGTTGATTGTTTTGCTGATTAGGTCTTTGATCTCGCTCATGACAGTGTCCTGCACCTTGCGCCCGAGGGCGATTTCAGTGACCTCGATGAAGAAAGTCCGGACGCCGCCCTTCGCAAATCGTCGACTTGCCTCAGTAGGCATGCCTTCCATCTTCTGTTTGTGCGCCGTGCCAAATGCGGCGCTCAATGCTTCTTTTTCATCAAGTCCGCGAGCAATGAAGTAGTTCTTCAGCGCCTCGATGTACTTACTTGTTTTGCCGCTGGCTGGCGCCCGCTGGCCTCTGGGGTAAACAGGCCCTCCGCCAAACGGAATTCGTGCTGGCGTCGTTCCCTGATCGAGAATGCCGGCGTAGTTGATAGCGACGCCTTCGATCGTCGTACCCTGCTCGCTACTCAACACAACGCGGCTCACGATGGAACGCTCCAGCGCGCCGGTAAGGTAGTGGCCCTGATCGCGCAACTGTTTGCGAAGCTCCTTTTGGATCAGCTCCGCACCTTTTTCGAGTGCTTTCTGATCTTTCATAGCTGCAGCAGGAGTTGATACTCGCGTTCCAGTTCCAGCAGATCTGGAAGCATGGCCTTGAAGTTGGTGACGATGTTGTTCAGGCAATAGGGGCAATTCATGTTGCCGGTTGCCTTTGGTTCGATGAACTCGTACCAGATGGCAAACAGCAACTGCAGTTCCGGATTTGATGCAACGGGAATAGCGGTGCGGATTGGATCCGACTCGACCAGGAGGCGTTCGGATCGTACGCGATCGGGAATTCTTGCAGCTATAGCAAGGTTGCTCATGTCAGTGCTTGTGAAGCGGGTGAGGGTTTGCGTCGGGGATGGTGATCAAGGAAAACAGATTATCCGGATAATCAGCGAGCTCGCAAGGCATGAACAGTTCGAGATCGAACTGCAGGCGTACGCCGTTGAGCTTATCGTTTCCTACCCAGGTGATGCGATCAATTGAGTCTGAAGAATTGGTAGTCCGGATCTTGCTGCCAATCGATGGCTGACGAACAAGGCTGGTCAGCGCAACCCGGAAATCGCCAGCACACTCGCGCATATCTTTCCAATCGAGAATTGCAGAGTGATCACTGATCAGCGCGTTGTAGTCGGGCGTCTTTAGCTCATTGGCGCCGGTGCGGCCGTCCTTAGTCAGGAAGTACATCACCATCCGGAACGTGCTCCAGCCTTTGGCGTAGCTCTGAACTGATTCCATCGGGGGGAAGAGGATCGCGGCGGGATATTTCTTATTCAGAATGGTCAAACCGCCCATGAAGTCACGAACGATCTCGCCGTGGTTGTCGATGTTGGTGTCAGAGCCAGAGCGAACGACAAAGAAGCGACCCTCCATCACTGTGGAGTGACGAAAGATCTCTTTGAAGAGCTGATAAATGAATAACTCGTTCACTGATTAAGCAGTTGCAGCTTTCACGGCCCACATTGCGGCTTCTTCGATCGATGTAAGCGCAAGCGCCTTCAGTCGAGCAATCTCGCCGTTGGGGGTTTGAACGTTCTGATCAACGTAGTTGATGAATTCGGCTGCGCGCTCTTTGATGTGCTGCACTTTCGAATCATCAGAAGGATTGAATGATGTGCGAACGCGGCTTTCGCCTAGTGTTTTTTCGTCTGACATGATATTTGAATCGAATTGGTGACGCGTTTACGCAATGATCTTCTTGCCAGCTGGCACGCCCTGGCTGATTTTCGCCTGAGTCTGCAGCTTCTTAACGATGGCATTCTTGATCGGAGTGACGATCTCGTTCCATTTGGTGGTCATGATGCTGACAACTTCCATGCATTCGAGGTATGTCGTGTAACTACTGCCCATTTTTGCAAAATCGTCCGGCGTCCTACGCTCCATTGCATTCAGAATGAAACCCATTTCGAACAAAGTGAGATCGCTGGCGCTGCCAGTTCGGGAGATTTCGTGCATGCGCTTAAAAGTTTCAAAGTCGCAGCCGAGTGTGACCCTACTTTCGAAGTGAAGCATTATTGGTAACCACGTCAGAAATGATGTTGGCATGTCATTATACGGCAGGTGCCGCGCCTTCAACGCCTTCTCGATTTCTTCGTTGTAAGCGACTTGAATGTCTTGCATGGATTAGGATTGTTGTTGTTGAATGACTGGAGGCTCGCCCCAGGAGATTGTGATGTCGGTACCGTCACCGGACAGCGTATAGCCGTCCAAAAGCAGCTCGGATTTTACATAGTCGGCAACTTCACTGTTGGAAACTGTGACCGTTACGGTGAAAGCGCCTGCTGCGGCATAAGAGGCGATGTTGTCGTAAACATCACGTAGTTCGAAAACCCGATTATAGGTTTCATTCGCAGCAGTCTCAGCCTGCGTTTTGGTGATTTTGTTAGGGAGAGTATTGGCCATTTATGATTGATTTATCAGCTTTTCACAACTGTCGACGATTTCCAGCATATCGACATCTCCACCGAATGCCAGGTAAATTCTCCAGGAGCCGCGCGACAGCTTGATTCGAGTGATTTTATCCGATCCTAGCCCATGCTCAATACGCGGCTCTTTCCACTCGATCTGGACGTCCCTGTTTTCGCAATGGTCAATGACCTCATGTTTCGTAATCGGCTGGCTCATTTGTAGTTCTCGTAATAGAGGTTGATGGCTTCGTCGTGATCTTTCTTCTCGCTGGCATAGACCAGGACGTCATACAGCTTGGCGTTCTTCGCGCAATCAATGGCATTGAGGCCTGCGCCTGGCACTGTGAATAGTCCAGCCTCTGCGACGTAGGTGAGAAAGGAAACCCAGCCCCACCGGTCGAAGTGGCCACTCAGGTTCGGGCCCTTGACCCGACTCTTGCGGAATACCGAAAAGCTTTTGTGCAGGTGATCATTGTGCCGCTCGAAGAAGCTCGCTACCTGGTTCGCGATATCCATGGGCAGTGTGTGCATTAATTGCACACGCTCGCCGCCTTCCTTCACCAGATCCTCGCTGAATGCTTCGCCCTCTTTGCGCAGGTAAACGGCAGCGATGTATGGCAGCGCTTCCAGTCTTCCTGCACCGATGGCTTGTATTTGCCGGACGATTTCCTTAGCGACCAGGAATTCATTGAAGGACATTGCGCTGTCGGGAAACAGCTCTGGCATTGGAAGCGTCCAGAATTCATCATTCCAGATGATCGGCTCGTCAGAGACTTCCGAATCCGACCGCAGCAGACCAGCCAGTGTGTTTTCAAAGACCGATAACACTTGCCGCACATCTATGTGCTGAGTCACGTCGTCCAGATCGATCCCAGTGAAGAAGGCAAAGGACTTCACGGCATGCTCGACACGAAACAGTGATAACTCGACGTCTTTATCATCGCCGTCCTTCATTTCTGAGATCTCACCCGCACGAGCTGCCAGATCCTTGCCGTATTCCTGCTCCCATTCGATGCGACGCTGAAGCGTTACCGCGCTCAGCGTGGTAGGGTAGGAGTATGGCCGGCCCTGGTACTCGAAGGTCATTTGCCCTTGTTAGGTTTGGTGGGTTCTGGCTTTGGTGGTGCAGCCTGTTCAGCTTTCAGGACAGCGTCATCATGCGCAGCCTTGTCGGCAATGGCCTGACGGACCTGATTAAGGAATTCCTCAGTGATGTGCTCGGGTTCCGTCTTGGTGACGTGCAGACCGGCCTTGCGTGCGACGCCGCGCAGCTCCAGGTCGGAGAGTGTGTTGCGGATTTCCTTGTTGGTAAGGGTAGGGAAGGCAGTGTAAGCCTTCGCCACGTCCTCACGCAGCTTGTTCAGGTCGCCCTCTGTGGGCTGAATGGCCGCGATCTGCTCTACGATCGGAGAGATTTCCGGTACTGGTTGCCCCATGATTGTGCGTGGCCCTGATGGGCGAGCAGCTGGAGCCTGCTTTCTGGTTGCCTGCGGCCGGTCGCCGATCGCAAAGGATAGACCGTTAGCCAGCGTATCAAAGACGTGCTCCGCGCGCGTCTGGAAATCGGGTGTGTCGGAAAGCAATTCAGAGATCCGGCCTCTCATAGACCGGATCTCGTCAATGGCTTGCCTCGTTTTTTCGGCGTTCGCGTGCATAAATCGTTAAAAATGTTCGCTAAATGATTACTACTTACTGATTAAGAGGCTTGCATTCCAATGATTGCTGAATGCTGTCGTTGCTGATGTAAGCCTCATCTTCTTTGAGCCTAATCGTTGCTTCGTCCGCGCAGATCGTGTCCAGTTTTGCAGTCCCATGGCCGAACGCGGCGTATTTGAGTTCGCATTGGTAGCAACTGATCGACTCGTCGTGTTTCCTGCATGAAGCCGCCATCAACAGGGCGGCTATCGCGCATGTGATACAAAGGTTTTTCATGGTAGGGTAGGTTTTATGGCAATAAAAGTACGCTATATGATTACATTTGTTGCATGCCCAAAAAGGTTAAAGCGCTGAGCGATCGCCGCACGGTGAAAAAGAGGCAGGCTGATTTCCTCGCGCAGTTCATGGAACTCGCTGCCGTTTCTCCCGCATGCAGGAAAGCGAAGGTTCCACGCGGCAACATCTACCTCTGGCAGAAGAATGATCTGGAATTCAAGCAGGCTTTCGATGAGGCTTGCGTCGTCGCGAACGCGGCCCTGGAAGACGAAGCGATTCGCAGGGGATATGAAGGCGTCCTGAAGCCCATTTACCAGGGCGGGAAGAAAGTCGGTACCGTCAGGGAATACTCAGACACGCTGCTGATCTTCCTGATGAAGGGCAGAATGCCAGAGAAATACAAGGACCGCGTTGCCAACGAGCATACCGGCAAGGATGGCGCTCCGATTCACACCGAAGTGAAACACACTGTCGTGTTCAAGAAGTACGGACAGGATGATCAAAGAGATCCAGAGTGAATTCAATGAGCTGTACGAGCCGGTATTTAGCACCGACGCACGCTACATCGATATCTGGGGCGGCCGCGCCCGCGGTGGTTCTCACTTCGCGACCGACTATTTCCTTTTCCTAATCACAGCTCCCGGATACTTCCGCGGCTGTTTTATGCGCGCTGTCCTTTCGGACGTGCGTGGATCGTTGTGGCAAGACTTCAAGGACCGCATGGAAGCAGCCGTTGAGGCAGGCTACTTAGTCGAATCAGATTTCGAATTCAACGAGACGATGATGTCAGTGACCTATGCGCCGACGGGCAATAGCATCATATCGAAGGGCTTTAAGAAATCCAGCGGAAGCCAGTCCGCCAAGCTGAAGTCATTGGCCGGCATGACGCACGTAGCCATTGAAGAGTGCGAGGAAGTAGGCGAGGACGATTTCAATAAGCTGGATGACTCATTGCGCACCGTGAAAGTTCAGAACATCCAGGTGCTGCGCATCTTCAATCCGCCGTCGAAGAATCACTGGTTGATGAAGCGGTTCTACAACCTCACGCCTTCTGGCGTGGAGGGCTGGTACCGTGCGATACCGAAGAACGTTGACGGCTTTCTGTCGATCCATTCTACCTATCTGGATAACATTGACAACCTACACCCGAGCACGATCAAGAAGTATCAGCAGTACGGCGACCCGTCCAGCCATCTGTACAACAGGGATTTCTTTTACCGCGACGTGAAAGGGCTCGTGAGTGAAGGGAAGAAAGGCCGCATCCTGACCAAGGTGTTCCCGATCAGCTTTGAAGAATTCAAGGCGCTTCCTTTCCCGAGCTTCTTCGGCCTGGACTTCGGCTACTCAACGGATCCTGTGGCACTGATCGAGATGAAGTTCCACAATGGGCGGCTCTATGCACATCAGAGGATCTACAAGCCTGGGCATACGGACGATCAGCTCGCGGATGAAATGGAGCTGATTGGAATTTCTAAGAAGGCTGTAATCGTTGCCGATTCTTCAGAGCCCAAATCCATCGCGTACCTGAAGAAGCGGGGATTCAATGTCAGGGCCGCGGTGAAGGGAGCCGATAGCATCAACAATGGGATCAAGCAGCTCCAGTCCTACCAGATCCTGATCACGGATACCAGCGAGGATTTATGGCTGGAAGTTGAGGAGTACGCCTGGGCTTTGGATTCAGAGAAGAATCTTACCGATTCGCCGATCGACGAATACAATCACGGCATCGATGCGATGCGGTATGGTGCATCTAGTCAGGCGGGCAAGGGTGGGGCTCTGGTTGTCGCCGGCGTCAGCCGATCTGACGAGCGGGATCCTTATGATATGCTGGATGATTTATAATCTATTCAAAGTTCACTTCGCCATCATGAATTGATTCGCTGCCATGAAAACGAATGCCTTCAAACGTAACTGATCCGTCATCGTTTAGGGCCTTAAGAATATTCATGCTTCTAACCAATTTATAAAAATCCATTTTGGATATTTTAGCTACCGTTGATTCCAGCCTTTCAGACCTAACAACTGATATAGCAGCACCGAATGTCACTAGCATGCTAAAATAAGGGCTATGGTCGTGCTTACGGATATCACCTTCAAGCCAACGAATAACGTCTATTGTGGCGCCATTGTGACGGACAATAAGCGTGGATGGGCAATGAGTCATTTCGATGAAATTAATTGGTTTCAAAATGATTTAGCGAGATAGCATTTCGCCGATAATCTGTGCTCTGAGGTCCTTTCCGGGAAACTGTTCGGGTGCACCAATACCATGCGTCGCAGATTAGTTTGATCAGAAATGGGTGAGCTTGCAGGAATGGCGCAATCTCATTCAGAAAAGTGGTCAGCGCGTCCGGTTGAATGATCATCTTTTTAGTTTTGAATTCAAAGATATCATGTAAACTCGCTGATTCGTTGGTTTTTAAGGATAATAAGTTTTCTATATTTTTTTGAGCCGTTTTCGAAATTTTCTCGAATTTTTTTTACGCCGTTTTGCTCTTTTTTTCAAAATGCGGTACCTTATCCAGCACTTCAGACATAGGTTTGAATGATTCGTCGCCGTCGATGTACATACAAGCCAGAGAACTCAAGCTGCAACGGAGGTCTTCCATCGCTTCGGCTATTTCGTCCTCTTCAATGGTGATTGTTCCCCGCCAATTTTCTTTGTTCAGCGTATTGGTCAGTGATGAGTAGGCCCGCAGGCCTATCATACGCAGGTTGTTGACGTCGACCTTCATGTTATAATTTTTCTTTTTTAGCTGTTCAATTGTCTTCAATCAGAACCAGCGATGGTCCCAAGCTTTCTTCACCCAGCGGATGGCTACGAACCGAAAGGGAAACTTATCAGCAGCTGTCTTGATCTTGACCAGGGCGTCATCAGTCCAGAATCCTTTCACCTCATGCACCTGTAGCTCGTGGTCGGCGGTCAGGACGAGGAAGTCAACCTTGTAGAAGCATTTGTCACCGAGTCGGAGGTTCATTGCCTCGAACCACCATTCCAGAATGTCGCCGGATTGCTTCTGCAAGTCAAGGTGCCCGGCGTAACGCTTCTCCGTCTCGTTCATCTTCCCCTGCTTCATCCTGCCCAACGCCTGGTAGGCTTTCAGTGACGATTCTTTCTTAATTGGCTCTACGATCATGACCGGCTGATATTGGTTCTGCCGGGCGTTGTAGGCGTCAATGTCGGCCTGTGTCCATTTGGTTGCCATGGTAATTCGGGTTTTCAGAAGGGCAGATCCTCACTTTCGTCCTGAGGTTCGTTGTAGGTAGTCTTCTGAGGTTCTGAGAAGTCGATGATCTTCCTGCCAGCTGCAGCGATCGCAGCGGAGTAGGGGTTGTATTCGTTGTAGGATTTCAATTCTTCTTCGTAGTCGGAGAATTGGTTGAAGGCGCCATCGAAGCGGAGGCGGAATTTGCCTTTGTCTCCGAGTCGGGCTTTAGCAATGAGTAGCCAGGCGTCGAATTCCGTGACTGCTTCGCCTTCGAAATCGGTGAGCTTGTGTTCTGAGGGGCGATAGATGAACCAGACAGCGTTTGCGTCCTGCTCGATTGCTCCGGACTCACGGAGATCTGAGAGCACGTACATCCGCTTGGCGCCCTTCTCCATGCGGTTGAGCTGGGAGAGGGCAATTATCGGAATGTTGAGCTCCATGGCCAGGGCTTTCAGGTTCTTGGAGACGTCGTTCACTTCTTCCTCCCGGGTGCCATAGCGCTTACCGGGAATGCCACGGACCAGCTGGATATAGTCGATGGCCAGGAGCTTGATGCCGTGCTTTTTGACCATGGTGCGGGCTGTGGCTTTAAGCTCGACGATGTTCAGGCCTCCCTTGTCGTAGATGTGCAGCGGTAGATCCAGGATGTGGCGGGAGTGATCCAGTTCGTTCCATTTGCCTTCGGAGAAGTTCCCGGACATGACCGAATTGACATCTTCCCGGATGTGGCGGGAGATGAGTTTCCAGATCAATTCACGGTCATGCATTTCGAGGGAAATAAATCCTGATGGACCGGAGTTTCGTGCGACGTGTTCGCAGAGGTTTAGGGCGAAAGTTGTCTTCCCCTCACCGGTGCCGGCCGCGAGGATTATCAGATTGCTGGGTTGCAGGCCTCTGGTGAGCCCGTCCAGCTTCCCGATGCCTGTCGGGAGGCCCGTGATGCCATCGGGGCGGAAACGAGCCTCTTTCATGTCCCGGATTGCTTCGATGAATACTTCACCGGCCCGCTTGATGTTACCGGTGCGGATCGTGTCCGTTATGGCGGAGAGGGCGACTTCTGCTTTCTCGAGCTGGTCGAAGACGTCTTCCGCGTCCTCGTATGCTTTCTCGGTGGCACTGCTGCAAATACGGATCAATTCCCGGGACATCCATTTTTCGAGAACGATCCGGGCATGAGCCTGGACGTGTGCACCGGACGAAACGCTCATGGTGAGCTGGGTGAGGTAGTACGCTCCGCCGACTCTTTCCAAATCGCCGACTTTCCGAAGCTCCTCGGTAACGGTCAGCAGATCCACCGGGCTCCCTTTGAAGTCGAGCGTTTGCACGGCCGAGTAGATCTTCTGGTGGGAGTCGAGGTAGAAGCATTCGGGCTTTCTGACGATGGCCAGCACTTCGGAGAGCTTTTCCCGTTCGAGCATGATAGTTCCGAGGACAGCCCGTTCCGGCTCCAGCGCCTGTGGTGGCACTTTGAGCATGGGAGGTACCGGTATGCGAGGCTGGGCTGTCATAGGTTTTTGTACTGCTGTTGGGGTTGTGGAACCGGTGGCTTAGGAGGTCCGATGTTGATCCGGCTTTTGTTGCAGTGAAAGGCGAAGTGCTTGTAGATGTCTGCAAGTCCCGGAGAGAACTTGGCGCCGTTGTACTCGATCGCTTTCCACGTTCGGAAGTAATCAGAAATCTGTTTTTTCGAAATCTCTGTGTTACCTATCCGGTGCTGCGATTCGAAAGCTGCCTGAATGATCAGGTCGTCAGGATCTGGAATGTCGTCGGGTTTGGGCTGCGACGGAAACGGATTCGAGTCCTTCGCGCGCGCGTCCTCTTTCTTTTCCTTTCCTTTACTTTCCTTTCTTTTATTGCATTGCGCTGGCAATGCGTCGGCTTTGCCGTTGCTATGCGTTCGCATTGCGTTCGCATCCGTTTCGCTCTGTGCGCGCTTTTCGGGTGCTTTCTTACCCCATCTTTTTAGGGCGTTTTCCCGGTTCTTGTCCGAAACTTCTTCCTTTAAGAGCATTCGATTGCACAAACTCTGAGAGTAGAATTGATCCTCCTCGATAGTAAACAAGCCGAAGCCAGTAACAATAGATTTGACCGTTTCGTTTGAAGTGCGGAGCTCGAAAGCCAATAAATTGAAGTTTACAGAAAGCCGGTAGTCCGTGCTTTCGCGGAGCATTTCGACAATCGCCCAATACAGGCCGAAGCCTTCCCATCCGAGCTTCATTCGAAGCGCGATGATTTTTTCGTCGTTCCTGGCGTTCGAGTCGTGAGAGAAATATTGGGCTGCTTTCATTTGATCTGTTGGTCGTTGGTTTCTTCTAATATTGATCAGTGAGGCGTTGATTGCATTCGGCAGCTGTGGTTTTTCCGGTTTCGAGCCTGCGAATCAGAAAGGCTGCTCTGGCTACGGCTTCGCTTTCCCCTGGAGGGTTATGTCGTAAAGGGGCGAGCATCACGCCCAATTCCGCAACGGTGAGCGCCGCAAACACTTCCATTTCATCCTCGCCAATAGCCTTGCTGTAGGCGTCTTCAGCCACAGACAGGAGTTTCTTTTCGTTGTAACGATACTGGCCTGGACTACCAGCGGCCTCCGTCAGATCAGAGAGTATCGCGTCTTTTAAGAGATCGACAAATACTGATCGGCAGCAAAGGGTCTCGCTCCCGTCATCGTCATTGTAGAAAACAAAAAGCGCTTCCGTGGGCCTTATTCCCAATTCCTTCAATCGTTTTGCCTGCTCGAATGTGCAGACTTGTTTTTCTGGTTTCATAGTATCAGATCTTAATTGGGTTTGCGGCCATCGAATCCAGATTCAGATAACAACCATGGTGCGTAATGCATCCCTCCCGGAACAGTTTCCAGAGGATGGCCATACCGAGGTTGCAGAGCGTGCTGTTGATGAAGAGATCTTGCTTTCCTAATGCTTCGGCGAGTGAGCAGCTGGGACCACTGTCTCTATCTTCTGCTTCGCTTAGCTCAGGAAATTTTTGAATCACATTGGGAAGCTCGTCGACGGTTTCGTGCTTGCTCTTGCCTTGCGCGATTTTTCCGACGGTACCGAGAATTACCTGACCGGTTTTCTGCGCGTTGCCGAAATCCAGCCAGTAGTGGGGTTTGCGCGTAGGCTCGTTGCCCAGGTGCGCATTCGGGTTTAGCTGCTCACCAATCGTCATGCGTGCCTGGATCGTATCTACGCAGGTCACGGTGATATTGGCGGCCTCCTTTGGCCGGTAGAGCTTAGGCATCGCTTCCCAGTCCGTACCGAAAAACCGGTTTATACGGCTCAAGAGAACGACAGCCTTACCTATTCCAAGATCTGCAGGGGCGAACAACTGGCGACCAATATTGGCGTCTGTGACAATGTCTGGATCCCAACCGTAAACATGCAGGCCTGGGTGATCCAAAGCTTGCAGGGCGGTATGCATTCGGGCGAGCGCCGAAAGTACCTGAGATCCGGTACCGCCCAGGCCTACCAGGTTCACCGTGATCTTGTGCTGCGGTGTCAGCAAATATTGCGAAGTGTAGTGGATCCTCATCGAAGAATGTTTTTCAGTTTCTTGTTTGGACCTGGCTTCAACTCCTCGAGGGGGAAGCGTGTAATCGGATTGCCAATGAGCTCCTGCCACAGCAGGTTCAGGTTTCCCTTGACCGGGCTTTCATTTCCGGTGATATGTGCGAATTCCGAGTTCCAGAACATTTCCTCCCAGTAGGCGATCACCGCATCGTAGGTCTGAGCGGGTTTCTTTGCCCGGGCACTTCCGAGGCAGACGACACCGTTTGCATCGACGTTATGATAAGGTGCCCGGTACAGGTAAGTTTCGCCGTCAGGGCGCGTCTCCTGCAGTAGTGCGTAGACAGTAAGTGAACCCGGCGACGCTATGTAAAGCATGGGCGGTACCCAAGCCTGACCACCCCGAATGTTGAGGTTAGGCGTAAAGTGCAGGATGCGTTGCTGTGCCGGACGGTACCAGATCAGTTTATACTTTCCAGCAGGGAGTGAATCGTAAAACAGAACGCATTCCGGAATGAGGCCTGTGATGGTGGAAAGAGATTTGTTCTCATCAAAGAAGACTCCGACCATGCCTTCGATCGCGTCGACGCTCAACGGTTTTCCCTCGAGGAGCCGACCCTGATCATCGATGTGATGACTTTCGATGTAGCGGCCACGGGAATTATCATAGCTGTCGTCCTTTGCGACCTCATGATAGATGACCAGAGCAAGTTCGGGCCGGTAGCTACCTAACACGGATGCGGTGAGTTGGTTCAAAATTTATTGTTTTAGCGGTGGTGTTAGCCAGATCGAAATAGTTTTCCAGAGCCCGGGGCCAGCCTAGCGAATTCTTGAAATCCTCCAGGCTTCTCCATTTCTTGACTCGTGCATCAATCTTCAGGGACGCGGCAGGCTCTTCAACACCGGCATTATTGGCCTGACTGTCGATGTATTCCGTATGCTGCTGTGTGAAATCGTCCCAATCCCAGATCAGAGCGGCCTGTAAGTAGTAAGGCAGCTCGTCCCCTTCATCGGTAGTCAGCCGGTCGCCGTAGCAGAAATCCTGCATATTGTAAGGCGCAATGATCAGGTAATGGCAGCCGGCCTGAATGATCCGCTTTGCAGGATGATCGCGACGGATTCGCTTGAGCCTAGCCATGATTTCATCGGCCGTAAGTATCGGGGTGCTGGTGATCTTGTTAGCATACTCAGCGGCCTGTCCGTACCGGTAGCTAAAAAGCGTTTTTTGAAGCTGGGCGACACCTTCCTGATGAGCCTTGAATTCTTCTTTCTCCGTAGGATCCGGTACTTCATCGAGCTCATTCTGAAGCGTGCCCTCCAACCATTCTTCGGAATACTCCATATCTCCGTTCCACCAGCTACCTACTCCGGTCGCCTTGTGAAAAGCATGGATGAAATGCAGGAAGAGATTATGTAGGGCGTGGTGACGGTTCTTCCGGAGGTGCGCAAAAATATCTTTCAGCGCAAGTGCCGCCCAAGATGGTTCCCATTTGCAGACTTTGTAGACAGCCAGATAGTAACGTGGCTCGCCCGGATCCTGATGGATGTTGAATTCGCAACCTTCAGGAAAGCAGGGTAGGATATCCCGCTCGAATTGCTCAAGCACTTTCTGGATTGCGTGACCAACACTTCTGTCTTTCAATAAGTCAGTTTCATTGATCGACAATTTCTTCTTCCGGTACTTCCACATGGCTGCTCGATAGCAGAGCCAGATGTCCTTCAGAAGCGACTCGCAATTCTGGTAGTTGGAGTACTTGTGGTAATCGGGGAAAGCAACAGCCATTTTCCGGTAAACGTCCGGCGTCGGGATCGGTGAAAGCTTTAAGGAATGAAGGGAATCTGCAAGGATGGCAGCTGCAGGCGCTTCTTTTGGTCGCGCCCGGCGTACAGTTGCTTGTCCCGCTTTTCTGCTTCCAGCAGCACATTGGCGAGGTGCTCGTGCATTCTTGCGGGCTCTGGTTTTTTGCGGCATGATTCCCTGAGTTCTGAGTTTTGTTCTTTAGGCATTTGGTGGAGAGGGCAGGAATCGAACCTGCCCCGACGCGTCAGCCGCATACGACCATCTCTCCATTTCCCAGCGTTTTCGGAGCTAGGTACCGCTGCCCACTTGCTGTACAGTGCCCGGATTGGATCCCCCGGCGAGGATTTCTTAATTCGATTCAGGGAGCAAGAGCTTCGCAACGTCTTCACGAAGCATTCCCTGATTGTTCATCTTGGCGACAAACTGAGAAGCGAACAGCAAATCGAAGCGGTTCTTCATTTCGTCGGCGAACTTGGCCGCCACCTCTTTAATCGCTTTCTCCGTTTTTGAGGTGTAGTCGTTATTCTTGAATTGCATACCGACCCATTCAGCTAGTGTAATTTCTTCGCTCGAGTATCTCGGCTTAAACTTCTGCACTTGCATCGCCGAAGTGATGAAGGCGGCAACGAGCGTTTGTAGTTGAGACTCGACTAAAGCGCCGACCTGCTGTTTGATTTCTTCGTCCACCTTCAGCCTGATCTCTTGGCGAATTTTGTTGACGACTTCGCCGATGATTTCTTGTTTAAGGATCTTATTTAAGCTACCACTGACTTCATCAAGCCATAGGTCTTCGAGTTGGATTTCGATTTTCATGATTATTGGGTTTGAATTGGGATTTGGGTATTTGAATGATTAGCCTTTCGTACCTACTGTACACTTGAATTCATACACCGCCTCATCATTCTCGATCGTCGGCCCGTTGATCGTAGAAGTCGTGAGCTCAGGGTGCTGAGTCGAATAGAATTGGATCACGTCAGCTGGAGTGAATCCTGGATTGACGTCCGGCAGCGTGATCATGGTGCCGTTCTTTTTGAACTGGAACTTGCGGGTGAGATTGATAATGTCCATCGATTGTTATTTGAAGAAGTTGGGAGATGCTAGGCGGGTGTCGGTACCGGGCGCGGTGGGCCGGGCTTAGGGATGGCGGGTGCAGCTGGAGGTGTCGGCTCTGCAGCGGCGACGGGTTCATTAGTTGTTGCCTCATCGGCCGGTGTAGGATCCTCAACAGGCGTCAGCTCTGGTTGCTTCGGGGCCTCTGTAGTGAGCTGCTTTACTGGGGTCGCTGGTTTCTTGTCTTCCTTCTTACCCTTCACTGTTCCCTTATCTTGACTCTTCGTAACAGCGGCTTCAAACTCTGCAGCATTTGAGGTCAAACCCGCAACAAGTTCCAGCGGTTTGCGAACCAGATCCATCAGGCCGCTATCCAGCTCTTCAGCGGTACCGGTGACGGTCAATGGTTGCAGTTTGTCCGTCGTGGCCGGAAGGATAGAGACAGTGATCGAATCGCCCTTGCTCATGATGCGCATGTTCAGGTCGATGTTTCCGGCGATGCCGGCGAGTTGTTTGAAGAAGTCCATATGGGCTTTAATTATTGATTGTAATTGGGGGGGGGTATGAG